GCCCTCAGATGCCCGATGCAGTAGGGCGTACCTTTAGCTCGTGCGCCTTGGCAGGTTTCCTCGTTGGCTACGCAACGGGTGTGTCCAACGTACGGCATCCCGCCAGCGGGTGCTGGACGGGCATCTGCCGTAGCGTAGGGGCGCGAACCACGCATAGCGGATTCGCCGTATAGTGAATAAGAAGGTACTCCAGCCATCACTAGATGGCGGAATCGTTACTTCTTCTTCTTGGGCTTATACGGCATGGTGGTCATACTGCCACTACCAGCGGCAGGCATGGGCATACGACTGAAACCCGTGCTCATACCCTTGGCTTGAGCGACACCAGCCTTCTTGGTCGGGGGCTTCTTGCCACCACCAACAGGAGGACGAGGGGTGCGGTTGTCCTGAGTAATACGGCGACTGGCCATGATATTCCTTTCGTTGGCTCTACCTATGGAATGTTCGTTACAAAAGCAAATGCCCCGCCCGTCCGAAGACAAGCGGGGCACCTGCAATCAGTATACTCAGGCCGTCTTGGCGGTGAGCTTACCCTGCTTCTTGGCGTTACGCACAGTCAGGTTGCCGTAGCACATGATGAGCGCGTAGCGGGCATCCATGTTCTCGGGACGCACGAAGTCGGTCTGGGCGAACCACTTGCCCGAGTGACCGACGAGGGTGAGGTACTTGCTGTTCAGGAAGTACACGACGCCAGCGGTGCAATGCACATCGAAGGTGACGGGAGCAGCCTTGAACAGGAGGTTCTGGAAGCCCGCATCGGCGGTCTTCGTGTCGGTGTAGCGCAACTGCGGCTGAAGCAGCGACTCATACTTCTCAAAGAGAGTCTGAGTCGTCAGCACCATGTCGGGATGGTCGTTGCCAACCGACACCGTGTTGTACGCCGTGGCCATCTGGGCAAGCGTGAGCGCACCAGCGGTGTTCTCCTCATACGAACGCCAGAACTCGTTGCCAGCAGTAGCGCGGTTGATGCCGCCCACAGTGCCAGAAGCCTCAACGAGGTTTCCAAGACCATTCCAGTCCTTGCCCGAGTTACCAGTGCCATCAGCGAAGAACATCTGGTTGAAGCCTTCCTTGATGGACTCTTCAGCCTGCATCACCTTGGCCTCAAGGAGGTTCAGGATAGCCTGTTCGCCGTTGTTCTTGGCCTCTTCGATTCCCGAGATAGCGATAGAAACAGCGTACTGCTTCCAATCGAACTCGGCAGCCGAGATGCCTTCCTGAGCGGTGAGGCTCAGCGTGTCGTAGCCCGAGTACGAAGCAACAGTGCTGTTGGTTCCGTAAATCAGCGGCTCAACAATCTTGGTTCCACCGTCAATCATCCGAATGCGACCCTTGTCCATGAGGAAGTAGGTCAACGGACGTGCGGTGAACACGTTGTCAGTGAGTTGCTTGCGGTAGTTAGCAAGCGTGGTTGAAAGCAGTGCGTCAAAATTGGCGTTGCCTGCCATGATATTGCTCCTTAGTTGTTAGGAGACGCCGTACTGTCGTTTTGCGGCAGCCCAAGCGTCAGAGATTGAACGGATGGGGCCTCCTTCGTCCTTGCTGCCCTTAGCAGATGAACCGCCTTCGACAGGTGCGGCGCTACGCTTGGCATCAATTACCGCCTTCTCCTGCGCCGCTTTGTCTGCGGCGAGTTGCTTGGCGGCTTCTGCCTTCGCTGCCACTCTGTCAAAAGCCAACTGCTTATAGACTGCTTCCAAGTTGTTAGTGCCCTGCGACATGGCAGTAGCAATAACTTCTTGAGGAACGAAATCTTCCCCGTACTTATTCTGCAACGCCTGAACATCTCGTTCCAGTTGTGCATAAGCCTGTTGCTCCTCAAACGCCTTGATACGCTTATCCAATTCGGCCAATTTGGCGTCAGCGGGGTCGACCCACTTATCCTCAAAGTCAAAATCATCAGCCATCTTCACGGCCTCCTGTCTGGAAATGCCGTAATGTGCGGCCAACAAATCAATCGTTTGAGCGGGATCATTATCAAGCGCGGCTTGAATAGCCGTAGCCCATTGCAACTGTTGGCGTTGCTCTGCCAGTTCCTGCGTCTTGCGGGTATAATCCGCATGGCGCGAGTAGCCAGCCACAGCCTCCGTCAAAGGAACCCTCATCTCTTCGCCATCAATCTTGACGGTCACATAGTGATCGGCAAATTCGTCGACATTGAGAATAGGTGCATTGACCTCTTCGGCTGTCCCATCCACCTCCAAGACTTGTCCGCCATCTGCGGGGTCAAATTCGGGGATATCAGTTATGTCACTCATCGTGCTCCTAGAGTCCGCAAGGGTTGCTCTAAATAAGTGGGTATATCGTTACATGCTGTTTGGCAAGCCGATACCCATACGGCTTGACAGCGAGGCAAGGACCGCGGGGTCAATACCACTCAAACCCTCTGGCGTAGCGCCAGGGGGTGCGATCATATCGGAAACAGGCATGGGTCCACCAGCCACGCCAACGCCCTCTTCAGGGAGTGGAGCCACCCCACTCTCCAAGGGCGCTCCCATAGCCCCTTCGGGCATGGGTGGCGCCTGCTGCAAGAACTCATCAGGGTTCTTGACGCCGAAACCGAACTGAAGGACATGGGTGGCCAACTGCTGCATGTTGATGATGCCAGCACCAGCGAACGGAGCCATAGCATCAACCATCTGGAGGGCCATCTGTCGGCGGAACGACTCGTTGACTGGAGCCGTAGAGCCAGCCTCCACCTCAAAGTCGAACTCTCCCGCGATGAAGTCGCGGTCAAATGTGACCCATGCTGTCTCGCCATCCCGCCCGATAACGCGGGCGACCTGCTCGCCAGTCATGAACTGCTGTGCCAAAGCCACCAGACGATGTGCAACATTGGCGATAACGCCTTCAATCGTAGCCAACTTGTCCGCAGCACGAGCGTTGGCTGCGTCCTGCATGATTGCTGCTTCTGTGGCCGTGCGCCGAATCTCGGGCAGACCACCACGCTGATACTCGGTCACACCAGAAATCTGTTCAATGTCAGCCTGAATCATGTTCGACTGGTTGTAGAACTCGGGTGGTGTGATGACAGCAGGGAACGGGGTGACAACATTGGACAACGGTTCGTCGGAGTTGACTGGAACCATCACGTTGTCGTAGTCCGACTCCAAGGCCGAACGGCCATCGGAGTCAAACGCCGATTCCTTGAACAGATACTTGCGAGAGAAACGCTTGCGATGATTCATCATCTGTGTACGAGTCTCATTCAGTTCGCGCTGAAGCGGCTCGATAGCCTCAAGGTCACCGATGGGATAGAAGTAATCGGGGATGTCATAGTTGCGAATCATCACAAATGGATGTCCAAAAGCATACGGCATCTTGGTTGGCTTGATGAGGAACTGGTCGCTAGTTTCTGCGAACACACACATGGTTCCAGACTTCAGGTCGTAGAACTCCCAAATGTCCGCGTACTGATGGCTTTCATCCCACGTCCGCTTTCGCTCTGGCTCATCAACATAGCGAGCAGTAGCCGAAGGGGATACATTCTCCCGAGCAGAACGGTTATAACGCTTGTCTGCCTTGATTTCACGCAATGGCCTACGGATGCGTTGAGCAATCCATCGCATGTCCTCTTCGGAAGTAGCGTCTGGGTCAACGTAAACGTCGAATGGAGACACGCGCTCCACAAAAGGACGGTCTTCGCGCACAATAATATTGGGCGTGATGAGGTTATTCTCATCAACAGTCGAAGCATCTTCACTTGTTTCGATTTCTTCTTCTTCGACATAACGATAACCCACCTTCAACCATGCGTGACCGACAACAAGAAAGTCTTTGACCGCGCGACGGAACTGCGGCTTCACCTTGTAGTGCTTCCACCAGTAGTTCACTACCGCTTCCGTAATGATAGCACGAGGAGAATCCTCGGGCTTGCGGGCATTCACCGCAATCTTCGGATAGTTGACCGAAACACTAGGGCTAATTACGTTGACGGTAGCGAACGCGGCGTTGATGAGCAGCCTGTCTTCGTCTGTGGCGAACTCGTAGTGTCGTCCACGATACAGGTCAACAAGGCGACGCCAAGTGTCGTCGTATCCTTCTTCGCGACGCCAGCGCTTTGACTTGTAGATGTGCTGCTTGTAGCGCGCGAGAATCTCGCTATTAGAGAGTCGAGGCATCTTCGCTATTCCAAACCTGAGCCGAACGACCCAACCAGTTCCACACGGCAATCAGGCCAGCAACGCCAGCAGCCTTGAAGAACGAGATGTTGAACACTGCGGCGGTCAGCGGCGAAGCCGTTGCCCCCGCAATAAAGGTGGCAACTGCACGCTGGAATGCTTCCTTGTAACTCACAACCCCTCCTTGAGGTGATAATCAATATGGTCATCCAACCGATTGTCGATGTGGTCAACCTTCTTTTCGATACGATTCAAAACTCGCAGGTTCTCGCCATGCTGCTCGGTATTCCGTCTATCGAAACGGTGCAAACCCCACATCATTGGGCCACCAATAAGAGCAACGGCAATAGGAACCCACCACATGGCATTACACCCAACGATTCCCGACGCGTTCGGCCTTGATGCCAGCATCAGCGGCCTGCTTTTCCTGGATGCGTTGACGCTCTACAATGGTCGGACCATGGAAATCTTCCTTGCCATGAGTAAATCCGAGCCGTACTCCCTGGATATGGCACTTGAAGCACACCGCGCCACGGCGCGGAAGCACATCAAAGGAGAAGACATTGCCACATTCGGTACAGTTGATAGCGCCCATCACAGATAAAGCCTTTCGTTACCCACGGGAACGGGTGTTATGCGCCCCAAGCGGCACCCTTTTGAACGGTTCTTCCTCCGAAATCAAGAATTTCTCAAACCAATTGAGGCTATATTTGGGCGCAGCGACCTCAGCCCTGTATTCGGGCAGCCAGACGTACTTCAACATCTGCCAGCAGATAGCCAGGGACATCACCCTGTCGTCGTGTGGGGAGCCGTTCATCCTGCCATTGGGGTTTCGGACGAAGGTAATCAGTTCCTGAATAGTGCGTTCGTCCTCAATGGTGATTTCGTGGTCGCGGATAGCCGCAGCCAGTTCGTCGATGGCCAGCGGCTTGGTGGCTACGGTAGTACGCCAACCCAGAATCTCGGTAGCCTCAGGATTTCGTTGCTGAAGGCGACGGGTGCGGTATATATTCTTATAGCCGTAGCGTTGAATGGCCTTCAGCGTGGTCAGACCGTGGTTGTTGTTCTCCACGCCTAGCAAGGCTCCGTTGTACCAGTAGCCCAACTCGGCCAGAAGGTCACCAAATAGGTCTGGTTCGATGTGTCCGTGCCAATGGGCGACGACCCGCAGGTCGTGCGCCTCAATGATATGAGCAGAACTGTAGTCGCCATGGGCTAGACCTTCGGCTACGTCAGCGCCAATCACATATACCCCGTCAGGGCGTGGCTCTTCCCAAATGCAGAACTCCCCATCGGGAGTCTGCCTGAACTCAATATTCTTACGCGACAGAACATGGATGTAGCCCCTGCGAGGGTCATCCGTGGGCAGGTCCCTGAGGGCATCCACATCGAAGACGGGGTTACCCGACTTGATGAACGCCTCCTCTGGATTGCGGGGGTATTCCTGATGCAACTGCCATGAAGGCATCGAGCGTTCCTTGGCCTCATACCAGTCATCGTTTCGGTCGCCAGCAGACCAAGGCCAGAAGATGCCCTTGAAGTTGTTCGTCCCCGTCTGTGACCCCACCCACAGATGATGAAAGAAGTTGCCAGAACCATTGGCGGTACTCAGACAGATAACACGACCACCAACGTCAGCAATAGGTTCGATAGAAGCCCATGCCTCTTCGCTGTTGGGCAAGAAGGCCATTTCGTCCACGATGACAAGATACACCGATTCGCCTCGGGCGGGGTCATTGCCCGAAGGTAGCGATTCGATAGCGGACTCGTTGGCAAACGTCATCTTCAACTGGTTGTCTGACGTCAATTGCGGGCCGCGCTGGCGCATCCAAGCAGGCAGGAACTTGTAGCCATATTTGGATTTCTGTAGCAACTTGGCTGCTTCGCGCTCCGTGCGCGAAAGCATAACAATAAACCTGTCGGGCCAGAAGAAAGCCAGCCAGAAAGCATAGGCGGCAGCCAGTGTGGAGAATCCAATCTGACGGGCTTTGAGCACCACACTATAGCGGTTGCTCATCCAAGCACGAATGGTCTCGATCTGTGCTTCACGCAACTCGAATAAGATACGCCCACGCTCAGGATGCTTGATACTCCAATAGTTCTCACAGAAATATTGGAAGGCATCCACGAGTTCGTCAATGTCGCCGTTAGCGGGGCCGCGGCATTGCCGCCACTCCCGCTCGTTCAGAAGTTCATTTAGTTCCATGTTACCTTTGGCGTAGGTGCGTCCTGATCTCTGGCGGGAAACCCACCTGAATGACACGCTGAAGAACAATCACATCGTTGAGAGTGCGACCAGCGTTGGCCCACAAACCAACCTCGGTTGATCCTGAACCAGACCCCGAAGCAGTCCTGTATTTGATAGAGAACGACGACACGGAGGAGGAGGAGACGCCAGAATTTGTGGAGTCCCTGAACACGGTTCGCAGCGTGCTGGCTGTCGATGACGACGATCCAGACGATGATGCCACCCGCAACACTGTGATCTGCCACGAAGCAGATGAAGATCCCGCACCAGAGCCAGATGCTGATGCTGACTGTCCCTTGAATGAAACAACAGATGAAGAGCCAGTTCCCGATCCTGATGCGCTAGCAATAGCGGTGCGCAGACCGTACGATAGTGAGGTACCAGCACCAGATGAGGTTGAGTCTCTGGGGACTGAGCGTAAGCCAGTGGCGCTGGATGTTCCAGAACCAGACCCAGAAGCTGTTTCGAGATGCGATACACCACCGACAGAAGTTGAAAAACCAGTACCAGATCCAGAAGAAGTGCGTTCGACAATGCGGAGTGGCGTGGAGGACGATGAACTAGTCCCGCTGCCCGTGGCAGTGGCGACGACAGTACGGAGACCTAAGGCGGTTTCTGTTCCCGTGCCACTACCCGAGGCATCGCGGAGTTTGGTTACGACTCCTGTTGCTGACTGGGTTCCTGCGCCACTGCCCGTGGCGGTACGCAAAGGCATACCCTCATAGTTGAATGAACTATTCTCATATAGTTCTAAGGAATCGTATAATGCCGCCATAAGGCGCTACTAGATTTCCGTAGTCTCAACCGTTTGATGCTCTTTGTAATGTATCTCTCCACTTTCAAGAGAAAGAATAATCGCTTCTGCCCACATAAGTGCGCCATCCAGAGTATTCCAAGGGCCAGGACGGTCAACCTCAACACCGTCAATAGTAACAATAACATAGTTGTCGTCAGTTACCGTTGCCAAATATATGCTCATCTAATACTCGGCTTTCCTGAAGAATGACAAATAGCAATACTAACACCAGACGCAGCGGGGTCATTTCTGGAGGTCCATGATGTACCATTGCTTGTCACTTGTGGTCCGTTGGCAACAATAAAACCTGCATCATCGCTAGCGGCGTTCATCCAAATAATACCACTAGTTATTGCTCCAGTTCGTGCGGTGTATGTTGTTCCATTTGTTGAACTTTGGAAACCATAAGCCAAAGAACCATTATAACCATAGTTGATTAGAACTGTTGAGTTTGACTCAAAGAATGCGTAACCAGATTGACCGCTACCGTAGTTTACCGCAGATGTCCTTGCTGTCCAAGTTAGACCATCTGTTGAACTTGCCAATGCGCCAGTGGTTCCAACATCATTTCCAGCAACCCAAATGGATTGCCCCTTGAAATAATGTATATCGCCAATATTCGTAAGAGTAGATGTCCGCGCTGTCCAAGTTCCCGCTGGGTCAGTCGCAGTTGCCATTGCGCCAACGCCATTACCAATCACCCAAAGCCCATTGCCCCATGCCACCGACTTTAGTGGATTAGCACTCATGCCAGTTGTAGCCTGAGTCCAAGTAATCCCATCACTGGAATAGGCGGCTAAGCCACCTGCTCCGACTGCAACCCAATATCCATTGCCATATGCAACGGCAGTGATTGCATTTGAACCGAAAGAAGATGTTCTAGAAGTCCAAGTAATACCATCTGGGGATGTGATAAGATTTCCACTATCCGCTACGGCAACATAAAGATTCTTTCCATTTGATGCAATATCAGCAATTCCCACGGAGCCAGAAAGAGGTGTTGTCCGTAAAGTAAAAGAACCATTCGCAAAAGTTGTGGATGTTGATGTGTATATGTCGCCACCTGTCGTGCCAACAACCCACATATAAGGCAACTTCTTGCGACCGTTCAGATAGCCAATGCTGGCGGCATTAGCGCGCGCAGTAACCAAGGGCATTGTTTATCTCACTTGAACTGCGACTGAGAAGCCAGAACAGTATAAGTCGGCGTAGCCGCAGTCTTGATAATCGTAAAAGTATACAAATCAACAGACGACGCATTACCAGCCGCAGGCGCAGTACCACCCAACCACTTAGGAGTTACGCTAGTGCCATCAATCTGGAATGCTGTCGGATAGTATGCTGTCGTTCCCTGAGTCACAGCAAACGCCACAGTAATAGAATCATTCGTCGCCAATAGCGAAGCCAATGTAGTGCCACTATCGCCACGGAAGTTGAAAGTCCAGTTTGCGCTAGCGTTGCTGGTATACAACCAAGCCGAAGCGGTAACAACATCCATGTTCACAGTACCAGTAGCCGCCGTAGCGGAAACATTCCAAGTTTCCTCAGTCTCCTTGAGGACCGCACCACTGATGGTTGCTGTGTTGATCGTCGGACTAGTAAGGGTCTTGTTAGTCAAAGTCTGAGAACCAGCCAAAGTCACACCATTAGTTTCCAACTGGGCGATCTTATAGGTATGGCTAGAGGTAACAGCCGAACTGTCGACACCAACCTTGGCTTCCAAAGCCTCAATAGCGTCGTTCGCATTGGCGTGTTGCGCCGAATGCGACGGACTATTTAGCGGATCGCCAGAAGTAGGGTTAGTGAGCGCATCAAGCGAGGAGGGAAATGAGGTAGCCATTGATTAGTCCAGGCTCAACGTCAAGCTGGTGATCTGGAAAGTGTCGCCAGCAGTGACGGAAGCCGACGACGACAAAGCACCCGACCACAAACAGTTGCCCGCAGACGAAGCGTCCCAAGCAGACCAGTGGCTGTAGGTTTCGGTGTTCGGGACGCTGGTCCAAGTGACAGCAGCCGAAGAAGCCATTGAACCACTCGTGGCAGTAGAGAACGAAACGGACTGACGTGACGTGTTGGCGGCAGCGTTAGCGGTACCATCTTCGCCAGGGTCGCCAGTGTGCAACTTGAGGTACACGTTCGAGATTGAAAGCGACTGGGCACGAAGGGTGTCCAGCAACTTGTTCTCCAAATAGTTAGAAATGCTCACTCGTTGTCTCCGTCACACTCATGGGCGGCTTCGCCGTCACAGCAAGAATCCTTATATCCACAGTTCGGGCAACGCCAACGGCAAGCCGTGGGCGGATACTCCTCTCCGCAGTTCAAGCATTCAACTAAATGCCCCATTCGTTACATCACCCGAAGATGCGAACCACGCGTCTCACGCTCACGAGAAGCGACAGCCGCAATCAGGTCATCCAACTCTTGGTCGGACAACTCCGTAGCCCCCTTCTCCGACTTCAGTGTGACCGTAGGCGGAGCCATCCGATTC